TACGAGCTTGGCTCTAGTCCTGCGAATCGTCTCAGGGCTTGATACCTTTTTCAGATTCTCGTACAGGTTCTTGTCTTTCCAGCCCTCTAAATACCAGATATTAGCGATAAGTTTCTTATCGTCATCTGCGAGATCTGGACGACTTTTGCAGAGCATTTGAATCATATCTCGCATAGGCTTGTTGTTAATCTTCATCTTCTCCCCCTACCGCAGTTACCTCGTGGCTACAGTACCATTTCGCAGCTTCCTCTAAATCGTTCATATTGAAGCTCCGATATAAATAATTCCTCCTGCGACTATCAAAGCGAATAGAATTATGATGGCTATCATAAATGCTATCGTTAAGAAAGAAGCGACATATAGACCGATTCCTGCTCTGTCCTCGTAGTCGAATGGGTTTAGCTCTTTATTTCTTTTTGTTTTCATACCTCTCTTGTTACCTCCTCTCGAACTCTCGAAGGTCTCTCAACAAACCTTCGAGCGTCCAGATGAACCGACAGAGGGTGGGCTATCTATCGGCTCGTCTGGCTCCGTGAATAGCAAACGCACGGAGTCGAATGAGTACGGGTAAGCGGTCATACTACCAGAGGAAAGTTTGGCCGCCTAGCGAACTGTCGAAAGTGCTGTGGTGCAACACACATAGTTTTATAAAGCTTGGAGTAAAATGATTTCTATTCGACAGCTCACTAGGATAAGCGAACCAGCGCAGTTTGTTCCGGTATTTCTACCATTCGCTTATCTTGGAAGTGGGGGTTCGCAATTTGGAGCTTGAACCCCCTATATTTATGAAGACAGGTGGCTTCGATATTGCCTTCCACTTAGCTGCTCCGCACCTCTGAGCCAGCACCACCGGTCTTCTATTTTTTAAGTTCTTCTAGTTCGCCTTGCACTTTTTCAAGCTCTTTAGCTAACTCTTTTGTGTTGAATTGTTCTTTCAAAACCTTGAACTCATATTGAATGTACGCTTGGTATAGGTCTAGGCCTTCCTTTTGTTCTGGGTATCTTTCGACCAAGTCATCGTGGATTCGGTCGATTTTAGCCTTAAGATTATCCATTCTTGGACTCCTGAATCTTCTTGATAATGTTGCAGACAGCCTCTTTCTGCTTATCTGTGTAACCTTGATAGGTCTTTACGGTTACGTACTCTTTACGGAGTTCGTCGGTAGTCATCTTCGAATATTTTAGTCTAAGCTCGTCGAAGTCGATTCCAGGCTTAACCGAAGATTTAGCACCTTGATTAGCCATAGCATTTTGGACTTCATCTGAGCTGGCTATGCTCGTGTCGATACCGATTCCGAGCATTCCTAAGGCTCGTCCTACTGCACTCGTTTCGCAGTTCTCGATATAGCTAGTTTTGTTAATGAAGGTTGAACCCTCATTCTCGTAAGCGTGGCCTGTGGCCTTAACGTTTCCGTTATTATCTTTAACGATAGCCTTAAATACGCACATACCGTTCTCGTTAGATAAAAGCTCAGTTTCTAAGCTCCAGCCTTCATAAGCCTTCTCGTTTCTGAAGAACTTAACTCTCTCGTTAACTTCCACATAAGCCTTACCTTTAATATCTACAGTTTTCATCCAATAATCCTTTCTCAGTTAGTGTTTCCATATCTTCTCCGTCTTCGAGACGGTCTATAATTACTCTGCCTAGCTTACTCATTCGAAATCTCCTCTGTTCTCTACATATTCCGCATACTCCTCTAGGATTTGCGGGTTTTTGTCTACCAAACTTCTAACGTCCATAATCGGTTCGTTAAAATGGGTTGCATAGTGTCTTATGTATGCTTCTTTGTTAAATTCGTTAATTAGTGTCATAGCGTTTCTCCAATTTAGCTATTAGCACCATAAATAAGCCGAAGAATAATACCCAACTGATAAGCTGGACTATTCCGTTTTCTGATAATGCAATTCCGTACATAGTTGCAAGAATTGCGAGTAAAATTAGTTTAATTGTCTTCATATTTTTCTTCCTTTCTCGTAAAGCCGAATGGTTAGATAAGATATATTTAAGAGTGGAAACTTGAAGGTCAAGTATTGATTTCACATATTATTCCCTTCCACGCTTGCTAAAACTTATGAATTGCTAGAACTCTATTACCGAAGCCTCTACGGTTTTATCTAACCGTTTGGCTCTACGAAGTTATTGTTAATTATTCCGAATTGTTAAGTTATATAAGTGGTGTCTTCCGACCCTTTTCTACTACTTCTCGGGCCTAAAACGCATATTCAGACCCCGAAGAAACCGATTAAAAAAGACTCTCTAATAAGAGTCTTGATATAACTTTTTGGCTATCCTATAATTTATCTATGGGGACGTAGCTCATCTGGTAGAGCGCAGCATTCGCATTGCGAAGGTTCTCTACCAAGTTATATCTGATTCTTATCGTAAATCTATTTGTCCTTTTAATTTGCGATTTCTTAATTAGAGTATAGCACTCATAAGCATTATAGTCAATACTTTTACAAAAGATTTTATGTATGGTATAATTAGTTATCCACAGGGTTCGCTTCTAGCGTTTGTCCCCCTGTGGTTTTTTAGTGGTATACTAAAAGAAATAAATAATAAAGTACAATAAGAAAATCCCCTTTCTCCACTTGGGGGATTTTTTGTGAAGATATAACATTTTTACTTGATGGATACAATATTTTTAGACACTCCACCTCTGTTATTTTACTTGATTTTAACAAGTATGGTGTGCCATATACTCCCTCATTAGATCACTATTAACCAGGTGTGTATAATGGGCTGTAGTATTCAAGCTAGAGTGTCCTAGTAAGTCTGCAAGGTGTCTGATATTACCACCATTCTCGATATAGTTAGTAGCAAATGAATGGCGTAGTGTATGAGGGCTAACCTTCTTATTTATACCAGCTTTCTCGCAGGCATTTCTGACAATTAACTGAATCGTGCTGGCACTAGCTCTAGTACCGTCTTTCGTGATTATAAGGGCGTCTAAGCGGTCTTTACGTGTAGATAGGTACTTTTCCATATAAAACTCGGAACGTGCGTCTAGGAAGCAGATACGAGCTTTAGAGCCTTTTCCTACGACCGTGAATGAGCCATTCTTTATCGTATCTCGGTTTAGTTGGCATAGCTCCGAAACCCTGATTCCAGAAGCATATAGTAATGATATTATAAACTTAGTTCTAACCTTATTCGTGGCCTGTATAATCTGTTCTACCTCCTCTGCTGATAAGAATGAAGGTATAACAGTTTCACGTTTCGGTGCTGGTACTAGCTCATAATCTAGGCAGTTCTCGCCTCTAAGTTTCCAATATCTTAAGACCATTCTCAGATTACAGATATAGTTCCTGACCGTGTTCTCGCACCGGTGGTGTCCGTATGTTTTAAGCTCACTCTTATAGTTAGCTATATCATCTAACGTAACCTCAGATAGCTCTTTATCTCCTATGGTCTGGCACCAGATTCGGATACCTGCTTCATAATGTACTATCTGGTTACTATCGACACCCTTAATTTCTAAGTATTCTTTAATATAACGAGCATAAGCTCTAGACATTTTCATATAACAAAACTCCCCCACCTCTTAAATAATATCGGTATGGGGAGCTTAAGCTTGATGAACTTTAGTCTATTTTTAATACGATTCGCTATTGACGAAGCCTGCAGCAGCAAGCGACAAACCATTTAGCTGGAGAGTTCTTCGTTCTTGCCATATCTACAAGTTCCCAGAATCTAACTCCGTCTAAATAACAAGCACCTTTAGCAACTGCATTATGCCATTCGCTTGAAATATGTAGCCTTTGCATAGCGGTTCGAATCATATAGTTTCGTTCATCTACGTCCAAGTTATTGGTTCTACCTTTCATTGATTCATTGATTTCATTGAGATTCTTTTTGAAAGAATCTTCATTGAATCTCATTGAATAGCTGTTGTTCCCCATAAATACCTCCTTTTTTAAGCACCCAAAATGAGACCCTTTCGTTTTGGTCTAGTCGGGTATGTTTTGTTATGTAGAGTTTTCCACAGTCGTACGATACTTGCTTGAACTCATTGTTTGTGTCTTTTAATAAATAAAAGACTCCTACCACCATTTTATGGTGGTATCACGGAGTCTGAATATGCGTTTTAGATACTTTTATTGTAGCAAAGATAAAGTCATTTGTCAATTATGGTGCAGGGAAATAGTAGATTCTGAATGATACCGAAGTATTAGCTAGAGCTACCCAGTCCCAGTTAGTAAATCGTATAGCCCAGCTACTAGCATTACGCACTGGATAAGCAGTACAAGACGTAGGACTTGTAACAGATACTCCTACAATTTCGTATGAATTAGATAGAACATTATCTACGAAACCTGAACCGTCTGTGGTTCTATTGGTAAATGTACTTCTCATAGTAGTGAAGTCTATGTTAGCTGCTTTTACCGCTGAACTCCCGATTTTAGCATTAGTTACCGCACCACTGCCTAGCTTGTCTGTTGTTACCGCACCACTGCCTAGCTTATTTGTTGTAACAGCGCCATTAGCCAGTTTAGCTGTAGATATAGCACCGTCTGGAATGTTCTTATAATCTATATCGACAGACTGAGTTCCGTTTTTATCTGTAATGTTGATACGGATACCGCCTGAAATAGTTTCGGTTGTTATAATAGGGCTAAAACCGTCTGCACCTGGAGTTCCCGGGTCTCCTTTCTCTCCTTGTTCCCCAGGTTCGCCTGGAACACCCTGTGGGCCTTGAATACCTCTAGGGCCTTGAAACTGTGCGCCTTCTCCTTCTTCCGGCCATTTAGTTCCCGACCAGACATAGAGTAAGCCATCTGCTTGCACGAAATAAGCAACACCAGCATCTGATTCTGACAAATGGTGTGGTAGGTCTGAATAGTTATCGACTGAACCATCTATCTCGAGACCAGCACCTGCAGGGCCTGGCAACCCTCGAAGACCACCTGCATTCTTTACGACTACGTGGTTATGCTCTTGAGAAACCTTTACAAAGTTATTTACTGCGTTTGGTTGCATAGAATACCAATACGCACCGCCATTAGTTATATTATAACATTTTTATTCAACGTCGCAGATGATAGATTCTGCGACGTACCCTTGCTGTTTTGCATACGCAAGCCAGCAAGTACAAAACCTTCCTGCTGGTTCTACTATTGCTCTGGATACTTTCAAGACTAATGTCGGTGGTTTTACTCTCACTTCAGAGGGCAGAGTTGTAGTTCCAAAAGCAGGCAAATATATCATCGCAGGTGGCATTGGAGGGCTTTTTAATGCTAATACTGGGTGGGTTCGCATAAACCGAGTTGGCGGTGGTACTATTACATCAGTCATTGACCGCTCAAATACTACAAGTGTTTATAAATCAATCAATGTTGGAGGATTTACTGTGAATTTGCCTGCTGGAGCAGAGCTTTACCTGAACTCTGTTGACGCAGTCGTTCATCTAGGCAACGGTGGTCTTGAAAACTCAAACTTCCTGAGTCTAGCGATGATACCATAAAAAATATAGCCCCTCCGTTTGAGAGGGGTATTTTTTAACTCGAGTATGGTGTGTCTGTTAAATCTGCATAGAACCACCAACGCATCGCAGAGGACGTAGCCGATACCCTGACGAACATAGAAGGCACCCCATTAGACGTTTCATTGTATATAATTGCTCCGTTTGTCATAGGGTTCCATTGTGAGTCTCCTGCTTGACCGATATTCACGGTGTAATTGTTTATAACGTATTTGAATGTCCCTACATTAGTAAGGCTAGTGCCAGCTGGGACTGTACCAACTATCCCTACGTACCCAAAATATATTGATCCTATTCTAAAGACACGTGAATTAGGAGAGATACTAAAACCTGTAGCTGGGGTAAATATTGTTCCAAATGTCACAGACGACAATGGTATCTTGCTAGTATCTAATGTCGTATAATCTATCTTGCTGGACGTTACTGCACCGTCCTGTATTGCATTAGTATCGACTGAATCCGCTGCCAAGCCACGAGTTATAGGGTAAATATTATTCCCATCATTATCTTCAAGAATTACAATTTTGTCTGCCATTTTATACCAGACACACCGCCATTACATACATTATATCATATTATAGAGGTAGTAACGTCGTACACGATAGATTCTGCGACACTCTATATTGAAAGCCCTGTATATACTATCTCGTCTATTGGCGCTCAAGAAG